GATAATCTAGATACCGGTAAAAAAGAAAATTGTAACCCAAATGCAAAATATATCTTTGAAGACATATTGGATGTATTTTCTGGGGAAACGCCAGAATATCTAAAAGATGTTGAAGTTGTCTTTCACTTGGCAGCTTTGGCTAGAATTCAACCTAGCTTCAACAGGCCGGCGAAAACAATTGATGTGAATGCTCGTGGTACGTCCCTGGTGTGTGAGTTCGCAAGAAATGTTGATGCAAAGCTTGTTTATGCTGGCTCAAGCTCTTTTTATGCTGGAGTTTATCTAAATCCATATGCTTTTACAAAATGGCAAGGAGAAGAGATTTGCAAAATGTATTCAGAGGTCTATGGGACGAAGACAGCAATTGCAAGATTCTTTAACGTATACGGAGAAAGGCAGCCTTACGAGGGGCCTTATGGAACCGTTGTGGGTATCTTTGAAAGGCAATTTGGAACTGGACAAGATTTGACTATTACAGGAAATGGTGAGCAAAGGAGAGATTTTACCTACGTTAAGGACATCTGCTCTGGCCTCATTGCTATGAGTAAGGGAGAATTTTTAGGAGAGGTGTTTAACTTAGGACGAGGAGAAAACTTCTCAATCAATGAGTTGGCTGGGTTCTTTACTGGTGCTGAGACTACCTATATTCCTGCACGCCCTGGCGAGGCCTGGGAGACATTGGCAGACATATCAAAGAGCACAGAAACGCTAAGCTGGACACCGAACTATGATCTACAAAGTTATGTTTCTAGCTGGATTGAGAGAAATAAGTAACAATGTCAAACCCAGAAGTTTCTATTATTATAACAAACTATAATTATGGAAAATATCTCCCAAGGAGCATAAGGAGCTGCTTGTCCCAAAACTTGGCTAATGTTGAGGTTATAGTTGTAGACGACGTAAGCACTGATAATTCAATTGAAGTATTAAAACCTTTTGAAAACCATGTAAGACTCGTTAAAAACGAACACAATATGGGAGTTGCGGCGTCAGCCAACGAGGGCCTAAAGCTTTCCAGGGGCCAGTTTGTGATACGTGTTGATGCAGATGATTTTGTAAGCGCCGATATGGCCTATTTTATGAAAACTTATTTGGAAACTAATCACGATGCTTTTTGTGTTTCTTGTGACTATACTTTAGTAGATGATTATGAAAACATGATTGAAAGAAAGTATGCTGAAAAAGACAATATCTCTTGTGGTATTATGTACAGAAGAGACCTCCTATTAGAGTTTGGTGGTTATAATCCAAATATGAGACATCGAGAGGAAGAAGAGCTGAGAAAGAGATTAGGAGAGTATTACAAAATACATCATCTAAGAATTCCTTTCTACAGGTATAGAATGCACAACACTAACAAAACTAAAGAACCGGAGTACGAGACATGGAAAATATAAAGCATAATGTTGGAATCATAGGAAATGGCTTTGTTGGGTCAGCCGTGGCCCACGGTTTTGGATTGCATGCAAATGTAAAAATTTATGATTCAAATCCTAATAGAACTACCCACACAATGTCTGAAGTGGTGAATACATCTGAATTTATTTTTGTATCTGTTCCCACTCCCATGAAGAATGTTTTGGGAGGTTCGATAGATACAACAATTCTTTATTCAGTGTTCGAAAAAATATCTGAATTAAATAAAAGGGACGATAACATTTTTATAGTCAAGTCGACCATTGTCCCTGGCACTATGGAGTCCCTCATACAAGCATACCCAGGACTAAACATAGTCCATAGTCCAGAGTTTTTGACTGAGCGTAGTGCAAGATTGGATTTTATAAACGCATCTAGAATTATTCTAGGTGGAGAAACAGGCCTAATAAACAAAGTTGAGCCATTTTTAAGGAACAGATTTCCACATGTTAAGATAATTAAAACAGATGTCACAACAGCACAATTTATTAAATACATGGCAAATTGTTTCTTTTCAACTAAAGTCTCATTTATGAACGAAATGAAACAAGCTGCAGAAGTCCTTGATGTAAACTGGGGTGAGGCTCTTAATGGCCTTGTGTCCGATGGTAGGATTGGTAATTCTCACCTAGATGTACCTGGGCATGATGGACATATGGGATTTGGTGGAAAATGTTTCCCCAAAGACTTAAATGCATTTATAGGATTATTTAATAAAATAGGCGTTGAGCCAAAAGTCATGACTGCAACTTGGGAAAAAAACCTAGAGGTCAGAAATGAATACGACTGGAAAAATATAGAGGGCGCGGTCTCCAAAGAGGGACAATAGAAAGGAATAACAAAATGCCAAGATCAACAAAAAAGGATACTACAATGGACAACAACATGACAACTATGAAGCAGAGGATTAGCACCCTAACTGATAGAATTGTAACTCTTGAGAGAAAGTTGTCTACTACTCAAGACAGAATCCAACAGGATATGAAGAGGTTGGTAGAAATGGTATCGGAGAATAAAAGATGAAAACTTTTAATTTATCCGATCAAGCACTGGGGGCTGTCATGATGGCCTTGCAGAAATCATTAATGGAACAGTCCGATATTGTTCCAACTTTAAAGGGTATGGATTTTGTTCTTACGGAACAAGGTCTGGTTGTTAGCAATCCACCGTTGGTGAAGTTTGAATCAGACGGTATGGTTCTTTATGATGATGCCGATGAGGAACAAACCACCCTCATAGATGAAACTACCAGCGATTAAATGCCAACATATACCTACGAATGCATGGTATGTAATGAAGTATTTGATGAATTTCATTCAATGTCGGAAACGCTAAGTAATTGCACAAAATGCAATTCGCTAAAGATAAAAAAAATTATCCCCAAGCAGTCGCCTATGACAATAAAAAGAGATTCATCAAAAACTAAGGTTGGTTCAATTGTAAATGAATATATAAAGAACGCATCTGAAGACTTAAGAGTCCAAAAGAAGAGTCTTGAAACAAAGAATTATAAAGTAAAATGATTACATTATCTATAGTTTTATTCATTTCTATGTGCATCAATATTTTATTGATATGGTACTGTCGTAGGTTGACAAAACAATTCATATTTTTCACACAAAATGTTGTCGAACTAGAAAATAAACTAAATAGTTTTGATAGTCATCTTGGCAGTGTGCATAAATTAGAAATGTTCTATGGAGACGATACCTTGGGTGGTTTGATCGATCACTCAAGAAGTATTGTTGAATCCATAAAGCAATTCAATGATGAATTCATGTTGGATGACGAGGAGATAGAAGAAGAACCGGGTTTCGAGGAATAGAAAAACATGGCCGCACGTAAAGGAAGAAAGCCCAAAAAGAGTAAGCAATACTATTTTACCAAAGAGCATGAGAATGCGATAGTTGAGTATGCTAATACTAGAGATATTCGAATAAGAACAGAGTTATACATAAATTACATAGAACCTGCTTTTAGCGAGATGGTTGATAAAGTTGTATTCACTTATAAGTTTACGTCTTTACCAAATATTGAGTCTCTAAGAGAAGAATGCAAAGTATGGTTAACAACAATATTGGATAAATATGACCCAGCGAAGGGATCAAAAGCTTTTTCCTATTTTTCTGTAATAACAAAAAATTGGTTTATACATAAGGTAAAGAAGACCACGGCTAGGTCAAGAAGAGAAACGGACCTTGAAGATATAACAGGAGAGGTGGAACAAAGATACCTATCCTCATACAACCCCTATCATCACGATAGGGAGGAAAAAGAATTTTGGAATTTTTTGTGGCAAGAGATAGACACTTGGGACACAGGGACATTAAAAGAAAATGAAAAGAAGGTCCTGGAAGCAGTAAAGATTATTTTATCCAGCCCAGATGAGATTGAAATTTTTAATAAAAAAGCTATTTATCTATATCTTAGGGAAATTACTGGACTTAATACAAAGCAAGTTGTAAACAATCTAAACAAAATGCGTATTAGATACCGTGTTTTCAAAGGTAAATGGAATCGCGGAGATATTTGATGAAAGACCTAAATGCCTATCTTGCAGAAGCCATAGACAATATTAGAAAAGATAGAGAAGTGACCAAGGAGCTTCTAGACGATGTTATGCAATATATGTCAAAGGATGAGGAAAGCCATAAGGAAGTCGGACAGACTGCAGCAAAATATGTTGAAACTCTTCAAAGATCAAACGAACAACTAGTAAAAGTTAGCACGATTATACATAAACGTGAAAGTGCTGTCGGGCACCTTGGATTATCTGATAAGGATAAAGATGATCTTTTTGATCTTATTAAGGACTCGCAATAATGGCAGACGATCCAAAAATACTCAGTATGGATTCTGAGCTGGATCCAAAAAGAAGAAATCCATACCTAACAGCCACAGACAATGTATCAGACTCATCAAAAGATTTAGATGGCAAGATAGCCAAAGAGGCAGCCTTAGAAGCTTTTAAGAAGAATTACTTTAAAGATACGAAATCATTCAAGGCAATTGTTCTTAGAGTAAACGGTGACAAATCTGTTAGATCTCTTAGGACTAGTGCCAACGCTACAGGAGAAAACGTACAGGATTATATCGAGGTACAAGCTAGAATACCAACTCTTCATGCCATGATCCCAAAACCAAAAATGGTTCCACCTAGGCCAGAGGACGCAGATAAGGACAAAGGTATAATAGAGATGCACCCAACTTTCTTAGCCAAAAGAGAAGGGGATTTATCAAATATAGAGGTTGGTGATGTGGTGCTAGTAGAGTTCAACAAAGGCCCAGGAGATGGGGTGCAATCCGAGGGAAGAATAGTAAAAATATACCAAAAAGCAAAAGTCATTAGCGGAGAAAACGGGGACGCCGATGCAGGGCAGTACCAAAGGGTTTTTGCATCAGACACAGAGAATCTTACAATGTCAGATGTTTTATCTGCCCAGCCTCCAGAAAGATATGGACAACCATCTAGCGAGCCAGCAACTAGATTTAATTGGGAAAAGCTTGGAATAGTTGTTGACTCTGGTGCCTTGGATCAGATGTTTGAATATATAGGACAAAAAGAAGGAGGCACAGATAGATATAATGCCGTTAATCGGGGGTTTGGCGGAGACTCCCCTGGTGGCGCTCAAAGGTATATAACAAGAAGTCCCAAAGACTTAACACAAATGACAATCCTTGAGGCCAGGTCATATCAGAGAGGAGCTAGGGGCCTTTCCGCTGGACAAAATGCCAATCTAGTAGACATGAGACAAGTTGTTTCTAATGGTGCTCCTCGTGGAGGCCCAGGGTTTTTGGCCATTGGTAGGTTTCAATTCATCCCGGCAACATTGCAAGAAATAATAGACAAGTCTAGAGCCCCCGGCGGGCCTCTATTCAATGAAAACACTCAAAAGAGGTTTTGTGCTTATTTGCTATTATCTAATAAGAAAAATCTAGGAAACTATTTAATTAGCAAATATGACGGAGCAGAACATGCTGGCCAAGACTTAGCTCTAATTTGGGCATCTATACCGCTACAATACACTTATGAGGCAACTGGTTGCGGAAGAGGCCAAAGTGCATACTGTGGAGATGAAGCAGGAAACAGGGCCAGCGAAAGCACTAGCGTAAACGAGGTTATTTCAATTTTGAGAGACACTAGGGAAAAAATGAAAAGAGTCCTTTCCGAACTTGGCATTGAAGAAGGGTCTGGGGAATAGTTTATGAGTCGCAAAGCTAGAGATTTTCAAGGCCTATCAGATAAGGAAAAGGAAAACAGAAAAGAGCTGTCAGAGGATGTTCGCACATCTGGTGTGGGAAACGGCCCATTAAAAGAGGCTGTTCCTGGCTATAAGACTGGTATTTTTGGAGGTTCTGAGACGATTATTTCTGGTAGGAATAATGCTTGGATTGTTTTGGGCAGAGATCGAAATGCTGATTCTATGTCTGGATATGGCGGAAAAGCAAATACCCAGGCGGGAGCAATTGATATAGTTGTTGGACGCATGGGAAACCTTAAGGACGGTCCAAAAAGCGATATCAGAGTAGACCCTAGTTTTTTTACCGACTCAGCCAGAATATACATAAGTCAAAAATCAGATATAGATGATTATTTTAAGTTGGTTGGAAATACCCAACTAGAGGGCGTTTCTGGAATTGGTATTAAGGCAGACGGTGTTAGAATCATTGGCCGTAGAGGTGTAAAAATAGTTTCTGGAACTGGCAAAAATAAGGCCGGCGGGCCAGAGCTAGACTCCGAGGGAAAAACTATTGACAGCAAGGAGGGTATTGAGCTAATAGGCGCAAACGACGTTGAGGCTAACCCCCTAGAACCTTTGGTGAAAGCATATGCCTTATCAGAAACACTCCAAGTTCTAGTTGACGAAATTATGGATTTAAGGGGCATTGTTGATTCTCTTTCTTCAAAACAAACAAAAATAAACAATGCAATTAGTGCCCACACGCACACTGTGTCAGGTCCGACAATGATAGCTGCTCCTTCCCCAGAACTAGCCCTACAGAACTCTTCCTATGAAGCTCAAAAAATAGATGAAGTCAATTCAAAACTATATAAGCTTGGCATAAAACTAGGTAATAATTTTGTGACCAATCGTCTTTCTCCTGCGGGAAAAAAGTGGTTTGGTAGTAGATTTAACAAGACAAATTAGAATTCAGGAGAAGCATTGTGGCAATTCCAGTAGGAACAATTGGTTCAGAGAATAGAGATAGATTTCGAAGGTCTGTACTGGAACCCCTGTTCGCTAGCACGTATATTAGAAGGACATATAGAAGAAACGCTGGGACCGAAACAGACTTATCTAGAGGATATGAAAATGGAGAGGTTCTTGTATTTGGCGATGGTGGGATAAACTTTAGAAGTCTAGAAGAAGTATCTTCAGAGTCTTTTGACATAAGTGCGGATTGGGTTAATACATTCTGGGATGGATGGGACATGTCGGAGGCGCGACTTTGGTTGACCTCTGAAATCGAGCCTCGTTTAAGGCAGGCACTACTGTATTTGAATAATGTATATGGCCCACTAAACAAGTACGATGAGACTCTTGGGACTGAACGCGGTTCTGATACCATGAGATTTCTTGGTCTTGCCCCAGACAGCACCGCTGAAATAAGCCTATTTGACATAGGCACAAACGCTTCAGAAAAAAGAAACAACGCAAAAAGAATAGTACAAACATTGTTGATGTTTGATGATGGACATGGGTGTCTCTCTAGAGAACAACGACAGATAGAAATATTTGCCTACCCCGTCCGAATGCCAGTAAAGTTTACTGATGCTTATTTTGGTGCAAGATTTATAGCACTTGGGTATTCTGACGTGTCTCCCGTTACGGGGGAAGCGTTTGTTTCAATTGCAAATCTGCCGGATATAGAAGATGGGCAAGGTCTTTTGGGTCCTGACCCAAGGCAGTTTGAACTTTGGAAAGAAAATGCGTTCCCGCAGGAAGAAGAGACAACTATTAGCACCAGCGCGGGGTCAACTACCGACACCAGGCCAGGCACCAGAAATATACAATGTCCCATTCGCCCTCGACCTGACGCTGTTTTCGGCCCAGGAAGCGGAGCCCCTGCTGCAGAAACACCAGGCCCGTGCCCAGATATAGACAATGACCCGCCTGCAAGAGAAGATATTTGTACATTAAATATTAACGCTCAAATACCAGAGTGGACGGACCAAATGGAGCCGTTCTTAAATTCTAGAATTTGTGAATATTATATACCAATACAAACAACTTATGAGTGTGTGGGGGCAGATGAATTGCCTGAAAGAGTCCGTGAATACACTGGCGATGCCGTCCAAAAAATGCTGGATTTCTTAAATAAGCAAGCATCTGTTATGCAAAGACAAATTTTAAGAGAATTTGTTGAAAATGAAGATTACTATGAATTTGACAAAGCTCCAAATGTTGATGTGAAATTATTGTATAAGTGGCCGTTTGGACTTGTTAAAGCTTTGAGACTTCAAGACAGGGTTGCTCCAGCAGGCACCTCTTCTCAAGTCGGGACTAGCGTTGAAGTATCAACTTCGAATATTTTAGCAAACCTAGATACCTTAAAGCTAATTCTTCAGAATCTATCTCCTCAGCAGGTCAACATGTGGTCTCTGGATAGAGAAAAAATACTACTTGACGGAACGGCACGAGAAGCCAACATTCTTCAAGAATCACAAAGCATCATCTCGTTTAGGGTGGATATGCTAAAATTTCTAGATTCAAATAACTACATCCTACCTCTAGTCGGAGACAAACAATCACCAGGATCACAGTTCGAGATTCCGTCAGAGGGTGTCATAGCTGATAGTTTGCAGTTTTATTATGATTCTGATTATGGTTTATCTGCAATTCTTGCCCGCGAGTCTGGTGGGGACTATCAACCGCTAAACTTGGGAAATTTGCCATCTAATAGCTTTTTTAGAAATCCCACAATGTTGTCTTATCTTTTCAATTTGGATAGCATAATCACTCAATATAACAATAGCCAGGAATTAAATGTAACTACTTTCCTACAACAATATCATTATCCATCAATTAGGGTTGCAAACCAAGCAAGCATTGGTGACGCTACTTTATTGCCCGCTAACTGCTCTGGTGGTGCTCTTGAGGATGTTGCAAACTCTGTTGTGGACGGCCTTGTTGACGCTGCTAAGGAATTTGCTGGTAGGTTTGCTGATAATTTATGTATGACTGAAGAGCAAGCTGCTCGTAGAGACGCGGAAATGGAATCTTCAGTTGAAGATTTAAGAAACATTTTGAGCGAGCAAAATATGAAAAACATCGCTCTGCAAGATCCGCTGATATCAAATATAAGTTCTACTATAAATTCTATTGATCAAAGTAGAGACACTATCTCCGCAGCCTGGTCAAACTTGTTTGACAAACTAACCGCATGTGGTTTGTTTACGTTAGCATCAAAAACAATGGAAACCATTGCGAAAAATGATGTTTGTGGCATTTCACCAGAAATGGTGCTGATGATAGCGATAAAAGCATCATTAAAAAAGACAGACGCTCGCGCCTTAAGAGATGTTTTTAATGGATTGCCTGGGAATTTTCAAACCCAAATACAAGAACAATATGCCCAGAGATTTAGAGAATTTGCCAATCAAGTTGGGTATAACGGCCCATCTGGCTTCCCTTGGGATCTAGAGGAGCAAAATAGGCAACTTGAGAGAGATAGGAAACAAGGACGTGTTCTTTATGATGGATCGCTTTTTACAGCACCATCCTTGGCACAAACAGAAAGTCGGTATCAAAACTCTTATAGAGCCGGATACCAAGCAAATATAGATTTTGATGTTTCGTCTTTTACCTACCTTTCCCAGGGAGGTTATGACGAAGGGTCCTTTTGGGCTGGATACGTACAAGCCAGGGTGGATACCGATGCCGATACAATACAAGTTCCAAGCGAGATAGTGGCACCACCAAGATTCGATGTTTTAACTGACGCCCAGAGACTGCAGGCTAATTCGCCAAGTATTAATAGTAGTGCCTTTGGGCAATTAGCGGGCGGTCTAGTTGCAGATACGATAATGTTTGGTTTTGATACATTTGTTGAGGTCATGACTGATACACTTGGTATTGATCAGCTTTTACAACAAGTTCAAGACATTCCCGTCTTGGCTGCCATTATTAAAACGGCTTCCGACGTCACCAAATGCGCTGTGGACGTGAAATTTACATCTGGCCAAGAAGGTAGTCAGCCAATTAATCTTAGTTCCATACAATCAAATTTGCAAAATGGACTAAAGGGCGATATATGCGAGATCATAGGTGGAATAAAGGCGCTAACGCTTCCTGATATTGAAGCAACATTAAATACAGCACTAAACTCAGAGACAATAAAGGCTGCCTTTGTAAACGCCCTAATAAAGACGTTAAAGAACTTACTAATAAAAATATTAATTAATACGCTGGTACAGCTGATTAGAAAAGCCACACAAGTCCTGCAAGGAGCACTCTGTGAAGCTACAAGGGGCAATTTGTCTGCAGCCATAGAAGGATCCATAGCAGGAAACGCTGCCACCCAGGTGTACGTTCCGCCAGGTAACATCGCCAACTTGTTTGCTGATGCATTTTGTGGTCCTCCCAATGGAACGTCAGGGCTAGATGATCAAGTTTCTAGACTTATGGCTTCCATGGCTGGAACATCTCCCGGTTCATTGGCACCAGGGAGCGGCCCTTGCTCATTAGTTGACAGTCTTGCTCGCAGGTTGCGAATGGATCAATTGCTTGATCTAATGCAGGGAACACCAAGCGAAAATGTTATACAGATTGTTCTTAGCGTATCAAGAAATGAGTGCCCAGAGTTCTCTGATTTCTTATTTGATGAAGCGTCTGTTCTCAGTTTCTTTCAAAACCTGTCAACTGCATTTCCACAAAAGTTTTTAGATGATACAAGGAATAGCCTAGAGGCTTTTGGGGGGGATCGTGAAAATATAATTACCACTTGCAACATTGAGCCGAATCTAACTGGACTTGAGCAGGCGCTAAGAAACGAGTGCGGGGATAGAATATCAGACGAGCAAATACAAAGACAAGTACAGGCATTTCAAAAAAGGATAGAAGAGACTGTTTCGGATCTGGCATCAGCAATGACTGGCGGATTTAGTGAGTCCATGACAGACACCATCCAAACTGCGATGTCAAATATTGTTCCAAAAGACGATCCGACAAACGTTGTCCTGGTTAAGGAAATAGTGGATAGCATGTTTGATCCGTTCTACACTGCTTACGCTAATGGGCTAATGGCCCCAGTTGCACCAAATGGCAATGGTGGGTATATGAATCTTGTTTTGTCGAATAGGAATTCCACTCCAATTGTAGGACAGCACACACAGTTTGGAGCGTCAGTGGCTATCTTAGCTGGCCCTCTTGTAACTTTACTACCTGGAATAGGAGCTGTTGCTGCAGAGCAGTTAGTGGAGGATCTAAGAATATCATACTTTGGAGACAGGCCAGTAGGATTGTCTCCACAGCTAAAACCAGACACAGTTGCGCAATATTTAAAAAACCTTCTTAGCACTGGTGAATTTGTGTCTGATGAATCTGGTGGTGAAATATTTGATGAAACTGTCTCGCTTTCATACGAAGGCACTTTAGGCATACCCTTATTCAACATCACATATAATTTTTCTACAAACCAAGGTGCATTGCAAAGGTTTGGAATATTTGGAGAATCGATAACGAGCGAAGGATCCACTATTAGACTAGAATCCTCAGAGATGGACACTGCATATGGACAAGTGCAGAGTTATTTGTCTAATGTAGAGTTTGGGACATCTCCAAATGATATTTATGACAGCTTCTTTGGATCTCTACAAAGAACCCCTCTGGCACTCGGTTCTTCAGCACTACTATATAATTTATTTGTTACCAATGTGGTGGACCTTTTTAATCCCTCTTTGTGGAGCTTTCCGGAGGCATCTCTAGAAGATTTATCAAATGGGGCTGCAATTGTTTTGAAAAGTATAAGAAAAGAGACTTTTAAGTCTTTGTCTAAATCTGTTGCGTTTAATGAGAATGCATTTGATTATGGAACATATAATTTAGACTCAATAAGTGACAATGATATAACCCCCACGATCAATCCAGAGCTATTAGATCAGGGATATGAGGTATTTTATCTAGATGATGGTAATATTGTTGTCATACCTCCAAGAAAGGGCGGCTGGCTTGAGTTAAAAGATATCTTGTTGCCTAAAAAACAAGAATCCTATTGTTGTCCTGATAAAAAGAACCTTTTAGATATTCCCTCAATAAAAGAGGGGGTTTTGCGGGCGTTTGAATCATCCGATGAGGACGAACGACTTTATCAAAACCCAAAAACAGTCCGAGAACCCCCCTATTCTCATATAGCTGGGAGGACTACCTCAGCCTGTATAGAGGGCGTGATAACTACAACAATAAGAATATATTTAATTGAGCATATTCTTAATGGCTACGCGAGTTTTAGTAAGTATAAAACAAACTTCCCGTCAGTGTACTCCGATCTCTTCGCAGACTATGTGGCCAAAAAAATTAAAACAGGATTAAGGACTCAGAACCCAAACCCTGCTGGTCCTCCCTTCCCACCAGGATCGGACGCAGGCATAGAGACGCTTGTAACAGAGCTGGCTAACTCTTTGGGCATATCCCCTGAAGACCTTGATGCTAGTTCACCAGACACTGCAGGTAGAGGCTTTTATGGATATTGGTACGAGTTTCTAGAACAGTGTGTTCAAACATATTTAAGCAGGGCAAGATCCGGCACTTTATCTATAACCCAATCTGGAGACATAGCACTCAGAGCGATAAGCAATTTTTCAAGAGATTACTCGTATCCTCAAAGGGAAGAGCTGAGAAGAATACGAAGAACTCGCCCCTTTATGACCCTAAAAAGACTTAGAAGAGAGAAAAATATTCTAGCCATACAAGCAACGGAAAACCAAGCTACTATTATATTAAAAGAGTTGATCAAAGAAGAACTCAATAGAATATCTCAAGATATAGAGCAAACCTTGCCGCAACCACAAGGAGGCTGGGTTCAAAATATTGCGGACGACTTTCTAAGAAATGGTTATTACATTGCAAATAGAAACATTTTCGACATCCCACGAGAGGACGGCGATATCCTAAATGGCGAAAGGGGTGATTTAAATTTCTCTGGTAATGGGCAATTTATCTTGCAGTCTTATGTCCGCCCAGTTCTTAATGAAGCTTCGGCGAGGTATCCATCACTTCGAGCAAATATAGAATCTGATCAAGTATATGGGCTTAGAGAAATTAGGGATCGAATGGAGCTTTCTGGAATTGTTGACGATGGTTTTGGAATGGGAAGTGAATCCATACGAGACCACTTTAGATCATTTAAATATGGTTTAAGACTAGTGTATGTGCTTGGTGATGAGTTGGTAGACGATCTTGGCTCTAGGGCGCCTGCCCTGATCACCCTTTTAAACAGGGACGATCCTGTTAACAGATATTACAGGCACGAGGACACTGCAGCAGACACCCCAGGGTTTAGATATTCAATCCCAGTTGTTTCGTCTACGGATTTTGAAGTTGAATATGATAATTTTATGTCGATATTTTATCGAAGCACAAACCCTGGTATTTTAATGGCACAAAACACATATAATTCAAATCAATATAACTGGCCACTATTAACTCAATTGATGATTAACTCTCAAGAGTTTAAAACAATTTTTAGTTATGCGGTTCCCCTTACAAGTATTCAATCTCTAAATACTATGTTTAATATAGAGTCCTTTTTGGATTCGGTTGGTCGGGAAGATGGTTGGATTTTCCCCAATATCCAAATGCCCATACCGGAGGAGGTCCCCATAGCTCGTCTCCCGGCGACATACTTGAGTTGGAATAGAAAAGTTTTTCCTGTTTTAAAGAGAAGATTAAAGAAGGTATTTAATTTATTATATAGAGCAAATGATTTTTCATATGATCCTCTTGACGGATCGGAGCAAGATGAACAAGTAAGAAATCTCTCTGACAGCACAAACGCTGACTCCTGGTCTGATAGACTAACACCTGAAACTAGGGCGAGGGTTATACTTGAAGATCCTACTTGCTTCTCTGGCGCGGCTGCTTCGTTGTATTCTGAATCTCCAGAGGAAGTAGAAGAGGCGCCTGATGATTCTGAAACGACTGAGCGCAGGACATCTCCCATAGAAGGGCCAATCCCTAAATAGAGAAAACTATGACAGTCACTATTTAAATAGGAGGGACACAAAATGCCAGGAATTGCAGTAAAATTACCGCTAATAAGAGACAAGGAAAATGGCTTCACCCTTCTCCAGACCTATGATGAGATAGCTACTCAGAATCTCAAGATGCTTGTCTTGACAACTCCTGGAGAAAGAATGATGGACCCAGATTTTGGTGTTGGTGCTAGAAGATTTTTGTTCGAACAGATGACAGAGGATACATTTCAAGAATTTAAAAGCAAGCTGTTACAGCAACAACAGAAGTATCTTCCTTATTTGTCTATTCAAGACGTTAGGTTTTCCTCCTCCTTGAGCAATTCTGGTATGGATGAGAACACATTACAAATCAGTATTGTTTACTATAACAAAATTTTAAAAACTTCGGGAGTCGTTTCATTACCAATAACGTAAAAAAACAACTACTTATATTAATGAATGAGGGCTTTTAATGTCAAAGAATAAGGTGCCAATTAAATACACAAGCAGAGATTTCGAATCAATCAGAAAAGAATTGGTCGATTACGCTAAAAGATATTACTCTGATACCTTTAAGGATTTTAGTGAAGCATCTTTTGGCTCTTTGATGATAGATACGGTTGCATATGTTGGAGACATTTTATCCTTTTATCTAGATTATCAAGTAAATGAAAGCTTCCTTAACTCAGCTATTGAGTACAATAATGTAGTAAGCCTTGGTGAGCAGATGGGCTACAAATTTAAAGGGCCTAGCTCTGCATTTGGAGTTTGTGCTTTTTATGTTTCTGTACCAGCCAACGGGGCGACCTTGGGCCCTGACACAGCATACATACCTATATTAAAAAGCGGTGCAACTGTTTCCTCTGATAGCGGTGCAACATTCATACTACTAGAGGACATAGATTTTAATAACCCAGAAAATGATGTTGTAATCTTAGAACAAAACTCAGATACCGGAGAACCTTTAACTTATGGTATCCAAGCGTATGGTCGGGTTGTTTCTGGAGAATTGGGCACTGAAACAATAAGCGTTGGATCTTTTGAAAGGTTTAAGAAATTAGACCTAAAGACACTTGATGTGGTTGAAATATTATCTGTTACAGATGACGAAGGAAACACATACTACGAAGTGCCGTTTTTATCTCAAAATGTTATTCACAGAGGAGTTGCCAATAGGAGCAGAGCAGACGATTCATCACCTGCGGCCATGATTAAGCCTTTTATAGTTCCAAGGAGATTTGTGACTAAGAAGACGTCAAGAAGGACTGCCTTACAATTTGGTTATGGATCGGAAACTGAGCTTAGTAAGGCATCGGTTGCAGAGCCAACTAATGTGGTAATACAAAAACTTGGTAGAAATTATATTAGTGATACCTCTTTTGATCCTTCTAAACTTCTTGATTCTGATAAGTTTGGAATCTCGCCATCAAATACTACTTTGAGAATTAACTATAGGCGTAATACGCTAGCAAATGCAAATGCGTCAGCGGGAGCCATTAACAAAGTGGTCGACTCTAGACTTCAGTTTCAAAGTCCGGAAAGACTGAACAATGCTTCTAGAAGAGCAGTTTTGAATTCTCTAGCTGTAACAAATATACAACCAATTAACGGACAAACTTCCAATCCCTCTTTGGATGAGGTGAGGCAGGAAATAATGGATAATTTTTCTGCTCAAGACAGAATAGTCACAGAGCAAGACTATAAAGCCTTTATTTATACGATGCCTGGGCAATTTGGATCCATAAAAAGATGTGCAATTTATAGAGACAATGATTCATTTAGAAGAAATCTAAATCTGTATATAATAGGGGCTGATAAGAGTGGAAATCTAACTACGTGCAATTCTCAAGTAAAAGAAAACCTTAAAACCTGGCTTGGGCAAAGCAAGATGATCAACGATACTATTGATATTTTAGACGCCAAGGTCGTTAATGTTCAAATTAAATACACTTTATTATCTTTTAGTATAAACAATTCATTAGATCTTATTGTAAAAGCTAACCAAGCCCTTAGAGACAGATACACTACAAAACTTGACGTGGGGCAGAGCTTTGATCTTGATGAGGTTAGAAAAATCCTTTCCAGAGTACCTGGAGTAGATGGTGTAAGAAACGTGAGGCTGGTAAACAAATTTGGTGGAGCATATTCAAATATTTCGTATGACGTGTCAGAATATACAGACGCACAAAATAGATTTGTTGAAGTTCCAAGAAATGTTATTCTTGAAATTAAATATCTTGATACAGATATAATAGGGACCTTGAAGTAATGGCTATTAAAAGATATGTCGCTAATGCTGACACAACAATTACAAATGCTTTTAAAGAAAACTTAATAACCCGTGGAACTGCGTCAAATATGGGCCGTGCCGACAGTTTGGAGGTATTTTCAATATATGGTCAGGAGAGTTCCGGGTCCTCTGAGTTGTCTAGAATATTGGTGCAGTTCCCAACAACAGACATAGCAACGGACAGGACCAATGGGACAATACCAGCGTCAGGTAGTGTTAGTTTTTATCTGCGCATGTTCAACGCTGTAACTCCATTTACTGTGCCTAGAAACTTTACATTGGTAGCATCTGCTGTTTCTGGCGCAAATGACAATGATAGTGTAATAGGACTATCAGGCAAGGTCATTGATTTTAATTGGCAAGAGGGCCAAGGGATTGACGCTGACAACTATACAGATGTGACTAGAGATGGTGAGGGCGCAAACTGGATAATGATGGGATCTAGTAGCGTAAACGGCCCAATTAAATGGGGAAAACAAGGCTCAAACACAGTGGGTGGTGCCTTCTTTGATAATATCAATAGAACCTTTACCCAAACATTTGATAGCGGAGTAGAGGATTTAGAAATAAACATTACAAATTTGGTTGAGCAATGGGTAAACAGCACTGGTAATGTCTTGGGCACGATACCAAATTACGGTATTGGAATATTCTTGACGGCCTCACAGGAGGCATATGTTGCGACTGCTGATCAAACAACAGTAAGTCGCGCCAATGATGGTGGGTCAAAAAGATCTTACTACACAAAGAAGTTTTTTGCTAGAAGTTCTGAGTTTTTCTACAAGCGTCCAATAATTGAGGCACGCTGGGATTCAGCAGAGAAGGACGATAGGGGCAATTTTTATTACAGCAGTTCATTAGCAACTGCCGGTGAAAACTTAAATACAGTCTACTTGTACAATTATTTCAGGGGACAACTTAGAAACATTCCTGAAATTGGAAGCGGCCCAATATACGTTTCAGTATTTTCTGGCTCAACCCACGACGATGGTCCAGGGACTGAAGCTGTAACACTAGTTGTTGATGGTGCGAATGTGCAGTCTGACGTACCAACAGTAGTCACTGGTGGACACATTTCTACTGGTATTTATACCGCTTCTTTCGCCATAACAGCGTCATCTCCAAAAGCCATGGATACTATTTATGATGTATGGTTTAAAGGTGGTGTGGGAATCGGAGAAGTACCAGGGGTAATACAATATCAAACTGGAACAATAGAGCCAAAGAAAATATCTTTACAACCACAAAACCCATCCACGGCTTTTGTTTCAAATATCACTAACTTGCGCCCTGTTTATTCAAATCTTGAGACAGCTCGTTTTAGAATATTTACTCGCCAAAAGAATTGGTATCCATCTATTTATACTAGAGCCGTGTCCTCTACTCCTCCATTTATAGTAGAGAGTGGATCATACGCAGTTACTAGAGTAGTCGATGATTTTAAGGCAATACAGTTTGGAACTGGTAGCAACTTACATACGCAAATGTCATTTGATATCTCAGGAAGTTACTTTGATCTGGATATGAGCATGTTAGAGCCAGGATACGCTTACAAAATCAAGTTGGCTTTCTACAATGGTTCAATTGGAAGTTGGCAAGAGCAGCCACAAGAGTTTAAGTTTAGGGTCGAAGAAGGTTAGAAATGAGCACCAATGATCGGTTTAAATCAAAGCCAGCAACATTATCAGCAAAAAGCCTAGATTCATTAGGAAAAGACGCGGAGTCTGCAGATAATGTCGTGGCGACTAGGAAAAGGGTAAACGTATTTTTACCCCCTATAGACTATTCTTCTGCTTCAAACTTTGCTGTTTATGGCTCTGCCGAAAAGTATTATGAGGATGCTGTAAAGAGGGTATATTTAGAGTATCCATATGATGGATCCGAAAAAGAAATAAATGAATATACTCTAAGTTCATCGTTTCTTGATCAATACGTTCTAAACAAGAGGTATCCAAGGACATGCGGCCAGGCCGTATTTGCAGGAAAACAATGGGGAACTCTCGTTTCAACGTCTGGTGAATATGGAGCACCAGCGACGGGTTCATACGAATATATATCATTTTTTGGTGGCCCTAATACAAACTTATCAACCAGCGACTCTATACATGATGCTTTTTCCGGCTCTCACAATCAAAACAATATTTATGATTTGTCCAAAAAGAGAGGCTCTAATTTAGCCCTAAATCCAACTAGTGGATCTACTGTAGAATTTTGGCTAAGAAAAGAAGCCTTTGATCCTAGTAAAACTAAAAAAGAAGTCATATTAGATGTTTGGAACGGTGAAGCCACCTATACAGATGCAACATATGGTCGCTTTATGGTGGAAATCAGCGGTTCTGGCCATGGTGCCGCCGGTCAAAATGTGTTCCGACTAACATACTTGTCTGGTACTGTCGGAATGACAAACCAATCAATTGGCTTATCTACAGTTACAACAGCATCCGTGGCCAATAATTTATGGAACCACTATGCTATAACTTTAGCCTCCTCGTCAGATTCCGGATTCAATGGAAAACTTTATATAAATGGCGAACTTAATGATTCAAAATTCTTTTCTAATGTGGGTACTTTGCAGGAAATTAGAGGCCCCCTTCGAGGTAACCTAGGAGCACTTGCCTATACCCCACCAGGATCAAACGATGCCCCGGTTAAGGGCTGGGGAAAGATGTCAGCCTCGTTAGATGAGTTTAGATATTGGAAAATAGAGAGAAGCTCAGAAGATATCGGTAGGAACTGGTTTACTCAAGTTCGTGGTGGCACAAATACAGACGATGCAAACGTTGATCTTGGTGTTTACTTTAAATTTAATGAAGGCATAACAGGAAACACCGGCATCGATACCACCGTGCTTGATTATTCTGGTAGAATATCAAATGGTACGTGGACAGGATACAATGCGTTCAGTAGAAATACAGGCTCCGCCATTGAATCGTCTTTTGCTGCGCCCACAGAATTTAGGGATCCAATAGTACACCCAAGTCACCCAGACGTTAGTCGTGTTCTAGGAATACTAAAGGACCAAGGAAAATCATACGACCAGCAGAATAACTCGTCTATATTCAATTCCTTGCCTGCTTGGATAATTGAGACTGACTCAAGTGGGCACTTAAAAAATCTAGTTCAAATTGTAGCAAGTTACTTTGATAAGTTGCAAAACCAAATTAGAGAAGTTCCAAGACTAAAGAATTTAACTTATTTAAGTTCAAGTTATAACTCGCCTTCGTTTTCTTCAGACCTTGTTAATAGCACTGGTATGTTTGCATCTGAAATGTTTATCGATTCAAACATTATGGAGCAGATACTATCTCGTGATGAAGATAGGAATTTTGATCTAGATCTTGACGAAATAAGGAATAGAATATATCAAAATATTTATAACAACCTTGTTCATATCAATAAAGCAAAGGGAACCGAGAAGGCCTTTAGGAACTTAATACACTGTTATGGGATTGATGAACAGTTAATTCGTTTTAATACATATGGCGATGAAGTAACATATGAGTTGAAAGATAACTTTAGATCGACTGTTGTGGCAAAAAATCTAGTTGACTTTAGCGATGAGACTAGAAACGATGCCACAATTTATCAAATGACAGCATCAAGTAACACCAATAGTGTTTCTTTTATTTCTGGTTCTGCTAGCGGCTCGCTGAAGCCAATTGGAGATCAAGTTGAGGATTATCTTGGATTTACTCTAGAGGGAGAGGTGATATTCCCAGTAACTCCGGATGTTTGTGAATCTACTGCAAGCATTGGTAACCCCATAGTTAGTTCATCTGTCTTTGGTATGCACGGAGCCAGGGGCGGCACCCCGGCTGACACAACATGGCCAGACACAGACTATGCAGATATTCGCCTTTTAGCTGTACGCTCTGGAAACGATTTTAATTCAGAGGATGCAAAGTTCCTCTTAACTTCGTCGATCGGGGGCTTGCCGACTTTAACATCTGATATTTATAAAGATGTCTATGACAATAAAAAGTGGAATTTTGCTGTAAGGGTCATAAACGACAAATATCCTTTAGGTGATGTCATAACTGGCGTATCTTCAAGCTCGGAAAGCTATAGACTAGAATTTTATGGAATAAATCAAACGTTAGATGTTACAGAAAATGAATTCTTCTTAACTGGTGCAATTAGTAGCCAAGACGCAAAGAGGTTATTAAGAAGCGATAAGAGAATTTTTGCCGGCGCACATAGAACAAACTTCAGCGGATCTGTGCTTCAATTAAGTGATATTAAACTCTCTAATGTAAAATATTGGAGCAGTTATATTGATAACAAGACTATTAAAGCACACGCTAGAGATACAGAAAACTATGGAACTAAGTTCCCGCACAGAAACGCATTCCTAACACAAAAGGCGGCGACAGGCTCTTACATACCTCAAATAGAAACGCTGGCACTTAATTGGAACTTCTACAACATAACTGGGTCCAACGAGGCCGGGATGTTTACGGTCGATGATAGCTCTTCTGGCTCCGTTGAACTTCAAAAGAGATACGGATGGCTTGGCAACATAGTAAAAGCACAACACACAGGCCTGGGATATGCATTTCCGGAGAATGATAAAAAAGCAATAAATAAAGACTTTATTTATGTTGCGAGACAAACGCAGCCTGAGTCGGTACACTCATCTGAGATGATAAACATTCTAAGTCGTGATGATGAATACTTTACTAGAGATCAGAGGCCAATAAGATATTATTTCTCAATCGAGAAGAGCATGTATCAGGTCATTTCAGATGAAATGCTCAACACATTTGCGACAATGGTAGAGTTCAATAATTTAATTGGCGATCCTGTCAATAGGTATAGGCAAGACTACAAGCTTTTAGAAAAGGCCAGAGCCCTTTATTTTGAAAGTATTGAGAATGATCCCGATTTAGATAAATTTGTTGAGTTTTATAAATGGATAGATTCCTCTCTGTCTAACTTCTTGCAACAGTTAGTGCCAGCGTCTGCGAATTCCTCAGACGAAATTAGAACATTGGTTGAAAGTCACGTATTAGAAAGAAATAAATATTGGTCAAAATTCCCAACATTAGAGAAGAAGACGCCTGGGGGAGCAGGTGGGTTATTGGCCGCTGGTAGCACGTCAGGCGGTGGTACTAGTGAAAGCCCATATAGATCTCGTGACGGCTCCAACTTTAGATTAGATAGTGCCCCTATACCATATGTAGAGTCGGAGCATGCCCCCTATTGGAAGAAGAAGGCCTCGCGTCTTGAGGCACCTCTGGCTACAGGTATTACGGGAGTTGATAATGACAGACAATCGATACTAGAGGTACTAAAGACTGGGTATGAGCGTGATGCCAAAAGACCCTTTGTTTTAACAAAGAAGTTTCATAGAAGTATCCATGGCGGAACGAACTTCCCGAAAAATAGAGAAAAGGAAATAATAATAAATTCCACACTCCCCAATGGCCCTAGAGCGGGATCTGGAACGCCACTAAACATAGTGCTGATTGATGATGAAGAACTCTTTGATTTCCAAAATATAAATGATGTAACAGATCCAAATGGAAAGAAATTTTATTCTTTTAATTGTAGGATAAGAAGAGAGGATGAGACTGGCCTCTTAAACGTAAATAATAGCACCTATACCTCCACTATAAAAGGTCATATAGCAGCACCTTTTAGGCTCGTTAGCGGATCTGTGGAAAGTGGGTACAATTTACTTCTAAAAGATGGTTTCAAGAGCGGCACAATTTTAACGAACTTGCATGAAGATACGTTTGTTAATAACGAAAGACCGATGCAGGGACCGTTTGCAGATGCCCATGTTGGTGGCCACCAGTCAAGACACGTCGACATTAACAGATTCGATTCTAGTAAAACAACTAGAAACCAAATTGATAGTTATCAAACTAGGCCAGAGGCATTCAAGTTATTGCTTGGGATTGAATACGGCACAGATACGAATATGATAGGCATTGTTGGGCCTGATTATCCATATCCAGTTGGACCATACCCACACACAGAATTCAAAATGGCAACAAGGTATAGAAACGTTGGTGCTAAAAGACCAGTAAACATTAGAAACATACAGTACAACACCTCGTCGGTTGTCCTTGGTAACTACACTAGAGACTATGAAATAGTTCAGACGTCTGGAAGATCTATAAATAATAGACATTTTGTTGACAATGAGGGCACTCCTTTGCCGCCTCATTATGTTGGTACTACAACAACAGTGAATAGCTATCTGAACCAAAAACAAATTCATTGTATTTCTGGAACAATTGGAGCACTGGGGTGCCCTGGGTATCGCATTGTTACCAACAGTAGCTTGAATGACCCAACTGCGTTTGCATTCTCGATGTGGCTGTCTTGTTCAGATGCCTCCGCTCAGTCAACCACTAGGTTCCTTATTTCAATCGGTAGCGACGGCGCTTCAGGCGAGCGGTCGCTGCACATAGACACTTCAAACAAAGTTGTATTTAGAGCTGGATATACTTCAAGAGACGGTGTTTGGACATCTGACAATGTTATTTGGAGCACCGATGGGTGGCACCATGTTGCACTTACATACAATGATGGAGATGGAGATGCAAACTTATATATCAATGGCTCAGAGACATCAGGAGAATTTACAACCACTCCGCTTGGAACTTTTGAGACTCCCTCCTCCGATTCAACTTTAGTTTGTCGTAGGAACAATTCTAGCGGCCAAGTAGTAAACAACACCTCTTTCTACTCTGGGTCGATCGCTGAGGCGAGTTATTGGAATAAAAAATTATCCACTTCGGAGGTGTCTGAGATATATGAACGAGGGACTACGGGGGACTTACCTGGGCCACAAAACCTCTCCGAACATTCAGCTGTATCTAATCTTGTATCATGGTGGAGATTTGGAGATGATACAACTGATACAGAAGTCCTAATAAAGGATCAAATATCTTCAAATAATGCAGCGAGTGTGGCAAACCTACCAGATAATGGCATGGAGTTGGTAGACCTTACGGCAGCAGATTTATTAATTGCTGGCGGCGGCACAGCAACATCGACAACGACCGGATACTTCCCAGAGACAACAAATGTCAATAGCTTGCTCGGAATCAATCCTCAATACACTTCTGCAGGCAACTACTTCGGAAGAAGGCAGGATAGCATAGGAGAACTAAGCAATAGATTCTCAGGCTCAACAAACTATACAGTTAGAAACCGTAACAGCAACAAGTTTGTATTTGCTGAAAGATTTTCAGCCCCAGGAGGTCCAGAGATAAATTCGGATGGCTTCTTAGATATAGCGGCAGAAGAAAAATCTGTTTACAACGCACTTCCATTTAGAAATCTATCGGTGCGTGGCTCTGGTAGTGGCGAAATTGAAACAATGCGCGCAAATAATTTGGGTAGAAGGGCTGGTCTAAGAACGTTGTTGTCGCAGCACGCTGAGCAATTTGGTGGACCACTTGGCTCAAGCACTCCTTCTACGACTTATCGAACTGATGCATCTTGGCACAAGGTTAATAGAAACCCAAGAAACAGAATACAATTTAACGCAGCTACAACATACGTGGATAACAATTATGTTACAGGTGCTGTGTATGACAATACATTCATCACGCACCCCATCCCAAGAAGCGATTACCAATATACATGGATAACGGCGTCTGCTGACGAAGGACGGGGAAGAAGTGGATTACCACGAGGGCTCGTTCCAAGAAACTTCTACGGACACGTATATGGAGACAGCGAGCTTTCAAGTTCGCATAAGGGATTCCATCAGGCTATAAGCTTTGTGTCTGAGAGTGATGTTAGCGCGGCTCCAGAAGGCGGAGCACTGCCTAATATACATGTAGACTTTGTAGGATTAAATACGTTAGTTTTTGAACAAATTGATTTAGATAACAATATTGCTAGCGGAAGTGAGAAAGCTTTTGCTGGTACAGCTAACTATGTGAATGAATTTTTTCAAGTAAAAAATATCCAATCAGGCATACTTTCAGCTTCTATGTTAAACGCCCTCACCTTACATAGAGGCGGGGTATATGGTTTTAATACTTGGAAACAAACGAGAGCGGGACAACATGCAGTTGCAAGAAAAATGCGAGAGGCAAATATAATATCTTATTTTAGAAAAGCAGATAATTTAGACTATCCTCTAAAGAACGATAGGTTAACGCCACAACCGCTAAGGGGCATGGTGTCTAGTTTCACTGAAATGCCATTTGAAAACAAGTACAACCCCATAACACAAAATTTGTTAATTAGGGGCACGACAACTGACAATAGGCAAATAACAAGAAAGGCTACGATAAAAACAAGCTACGGAAACGCTCTAACTTACTTTAGTAATGAAGAGCTAAACAACCTATTGGCTGAACAAATAAATCAATCAAGTGTGCCAGCCTACGATAGAATTAAGGACCTATATGCGAGAGATCAAGTAAACAATCCAGATAGCCCCGTAGAGAAGTTCAACTCTTTAACATACAGGGAAAGGGTGTATCCGTCATCAGTAAATGCTTTTTCCAGCAGTATACGAATTAGACAGCATTACACAAATACCTTTTGGAGAGATTTGCGCTCCGAAAGAGAGCGAGCAAACGTTTCTAGTTTTGGTAATACAATAGCTCTACAGAGTATGTGGTCTCTAGATGCAGACTCAGACTTTGAGACTATGAGCCCTCGTACCAGGGTCGGCTCTACGGGTGGCCCTGGGGTTCTTATGAACAGATATAATCAAATGCACATGGGAACTTTGTCAAACATCAAGCCAGGGCCTCAATATGTAAGAATTCACACGTTAGAGAATCAATTGGCTGCCGTTGCCCCCGAAGGACTTGATATACCTGAGCTTAGCCCCACCGCTAACGGTGGTAGTCGAACACATGCTGCATTCAAAAGGTTCTGGAGGCAAGATCCCGAGAGCGATCGGTTTGGAGGCCAAGCCAAGTGGGATTGCGGTGATCAAGCAGGAAAGAACCCTTGGTACAACAGTTATGATGACTATGTAAACGAAATGAGGCTAAAAGGGAAAGAATATTCCATAGTCCCAGAGTTTAGAATCAGTGATCACATAGAGATGTATTACAAGGCTAACAATAGCGATTTCTTAGCCGATAGACTTGATTTATTTAAAATTGAAGGCGGAGAATCCAACAAGGATGACAGCTCAAAAACGGATTTCTTCAGAACGTACACAAATTCAGACTTTTTAAGATACTTTGGACTCGTTCGCGATGATATTAAAGAGGTTGGACAGCCTTCTTCGTTGAAACTAACATGTGGAGGATTGCTAAAGTTTCTCCCATATGATGGGTTTTACCCTGTGGAGAGAACAGTTGAAATGGCTCAAATGTTCTCGGCTTCATACGGAAACTACGTTGTCCTTGAGAGGGGAACTGGCATAAGTAAAGAGGCTGCATTTAGAACGTTTATGGCTCCAATGTTCGCTCCCGGTGTAATGTACAACACTATAAAGAGTGGGATAGCGGTAGACTATCCCGTAATGACTTCTAGCTTCCAAAAACACAGTGGAGAATTTCTTACTACCACCTCGGTTGCCGTGCCAAAATCAGGAGACATGGTTCCTAATCTTTATATATCCGGTTCAAATGGGATTGCCCAGTTTGGACATAGAGTGCCTTTTGAAGCTTTGCTTGAACCAGAATCGTACATAGCAGATGTTGATTTTGTTGATATGGAGACGCACCCAAGTGCATCATTGGACGTAACTGCTTCTTGGGGTGGACAAGGTGGCAACTTATATAAACTAATGGCTAGTAATTTCTTAGCGGAAAGTATTGATTTCTTCTTACCAGAGTCAACCTTGACTACAATAACTTCAAAACCGGAAGATCAATGGGAAGCTGCGGAAGATAGAAAAGTGTATGGCGCTAGAATTAAGATGCGTAAGACTTATAACGTTCCAATTACAAGAACAGGCTCATTGGGATATTTTAATCCGCTAACTCCTTATGATCTATGGAGGCAAAAGTCAGGTGATCCTGCTCGCGAATCGTTTACCATGTATAGTCGGCCCACTGCTTTCGGGCCTCCCGTGGGCGGTGGTACAACGGGTTCTTTAATATTTGCTTCTGCTGGTGGGTTTAATCCATGTTTCACTCCACCATATTATTATGGCGAGAGCTGGGCTGACATTTTCTGGACCTCTAGTAAAGCAGGTACTATTACTGCTGATGATATCACTGACCCAAGTAACTTAGCAATATCATATATTAGAATTGGAAATGATTGGGCACTTAATGACGGACAATCGCAAAACACTATGCTTCACTCTGCTAATATCGAAACAAACAGCATGCAGCTAGACGCAGCCCTAAACATATTGTCAAAAGCAACAACCAAGAAAATAACTTATGATGCTGACACAGGAAAACCAATAATAGCAGAGGATGGTGGAGAAACTGTGTTGACGGTGCAAACTAAATTTGAAACACCAATGCTTAATTTTGCAGATGTTTCCCCTACTATTCCTGCGCAGGCTAGCTCTAGTGTAGCTAGGGGCATGTGGCATCAGTATGGCCAGCCGCCAGCCTCCCCGGATATAGGCGTGTTCTTATCAATAACAGATGTCCCGGATAATTATATTAAAAATGCGTTAGGTGGAAACCCAGCTGTAACGGGTTCTCTAATAGACCTTCTTGGTTTTAAGACTGAGGAGCAAAGACTAGGAGAAGTGGCCCAGTCAAAACTCATAAGTGAAGCTGTTGTAGCTGTTCCGTATATTGAGGCAGAGGGTCAAAAAAGCTTCTTTGAGATACCAAAGGCTGATATAGATGCTGCATTGCTGGATAGTCCAGAAGCTTCTGACAGCATTAAGCACATGGTAAACTCAATACAAAAATATGTATTGCCACCTAAATTTGATTTCATAGAGTACCCAGACGTGATTACTCCATTTGCTATGTATATTTTTGAGTTTGAGCACATGTTAGATCGAGATGATTTGGTTGATATTTGGCAAGGGTTACCGCCTAAGATTGGCCAATCGTTTGATTCTGAATCAATTGAATTTAAATCTGGAAAGGGGCCCCATAGCTCTAAGATTATAAAAGAGGTTGAAATATCACATCCATTGTTAGTAGGGGAGCTTTTGAATAAAGACAATTTGCCTAGTAAACTTAGATGGATGGTCTTCAAGATCAAGCGCAAGGCACAGAAAAACTACTTTGATAAGGTAATAAAAGACAACCCTAGCGATGGTGGGATATTTGATAGTAGTGACATAACTAAAGTTGGAAGAACTAATTCTTCAAAAACTAGCATACCCCGATATAGCTATAACTGGCCATACGATTTCTTTTCTCTTGTTGAACTAGTTAAGCTAGATGCAGAAGTAGAATTTACGGGTGATATACAAGGCGAGGAAGAGTAGTTAAAAATGGCTTTTTTTAACAAAAAAGAGGAAGTTATAGATCTTGAATTAACCCCCCTTGGTGAGATTCTTTTGGCCGAAGGGAACTTCACTCCAGTTTTTTATGCTTTCTATGATGATGACATTCTATATGATGCCGCTGGCGCAGCAAGTGTTGGCGAGGAACAAAACGATATAGAGGATAGGATTCAAACAAATACTCCTGCGCTCAAAACACAATATTTGTTTCATGGAGTGGAGACAAGCGTTACCACTTTAGTTGCCCTAAACAGATTGGCGGCACTCGTTGATCCAAGCCATAGGGAAAACGAGCAAACACTTTTCCCGCCCTCTGTCGATGGAGATTTTTCTTTAATTGAACCACTGGGGTCCATGGAGTTGGGCAGCGAAAACGCACCTTCCTGGGATATCAGGGTATTAAAGGGAGAACTCTCAGGGGCGATTAATTACATAACTAGTTCAGCACCGGCTGGTGAAAACTCCGAGGTAAGAAGGATACCTCAATTGGATTTTGATTTTACATATAAAGTTGAAGTGGGGTATTCTAAGGACGTACCTCCTGAAAGTAGGGCTGGGCAAGTAATTAGCGAAACGTACAATGATGGCACATACCTATTCCTATCAGATGGGATCCCTGAGTTAATCTTTAGTGTTGACGAGAAAAATGCCTCGTCTGATACCCAATATGACATAGAGGTTTTTGAGGTATCATCGGACCCAGCGTTTAAAAACATTTTAACACCAAAAACCTTCCCAGAAAAAATTCCAATTATTGTTGACAATATCTTATTAGACCAGGAGCAAATTGCAACTATGTTAAGAGATGAGAGCCCCCCAACACCCGATATGGTCCCATATTATTTTAACATTGATACAGATCTAGAGATACCAGAAGAACAAATATGCGAACTAATAAGGAGCCTAAAGACGCGCGGTGTGGAGGTTGATGATATACCCTATGATTGTCCAGATATATTAGCAGTTGGAAGATTTGATATTTATGATACAAAAGCAACTGGCGGAGAGGAGTGTTAAATGTTAAAGATAGATGAACAAGCGCTTCAATGCTCGGCGGCTCCTAGCGTATACGTTCGCACAATAAAAATTCTTGAAGCTTCAGTGCCACAGGTCAAGACAAATAATACTACCGATAACTCTAGAAAACCTTCAAAGACCAAAAATGCAATAGATGGGACAATTGGTTATGAACCACCGCCCATAAAGATACAAGATAATGATAGCGTAAATGGTCTGCGTGTGTTACTTGACCTTGCTATCGCTGCAGTAAACAGTGGAACAGAAAAGGGTTTAAATTGGATTGACAATGAGGACGTAAGGAAAACGCTTTTAGTAAAAATTGTCCAATCTACAAACAAGGAGCTATCAACCAGACTTACTACAGAAGAAGGGGCCAAGTTTTTTGATGAAAACGACACAGGAATTTTTCAAGGATACAACAAGTTCATTGATTATCAAATAAAGCAGGTCTCCCTAGCCTCGCAACAAAACCAAAAAAGCAAGGTTACTGAAAAAATAAACTCTTTAACATCAAACAAAATTTTAAACTTAGTTGAGAGAATAGAATTTGATATTCCTATGCAACCCACACACTTAAATTATTTTGTGTTGTGCCAAGTGGGTGAAACCTCAATAGCGAGCCCCCTTATCCCCCACAGCCCAATAATTATTGAGAAGGTTATAGAAAATTCGGAACTCGTAGAGAGGGCGTTTAGGTTCGTAAATGCAGATGATGGCGCAGTGTGGGCCGGCTCTGCTCACGACCACCCAGAGCGAGGATGGATGCAGGGAGCTTTTCATACCGACGAGCCACACAAATCCCTTGTAAGACAGACAGTTGATAATGTAAAAGTATCATACATGCCAGATGTCAATAGACTTACAGATGTCCAAATCAATATTTCAAATGATTTGAGTGATGAAAGGATTAACTATTTTTCAAACTTGTATTTAACAAGAGATAAATTTGGCAATGCCATATTTGGATTTAATTTTGATCATTTAAACTTTATGATAAATAATTCAAAATTTGGAGGACTATTTTTAAATTCAACGCCAGATCTAGTCAGGTCCCTGATAGCCTCTTCACCTATAATTGATTTGACAATCAAAAGAGAGCGTATTCACATTAGAAGAGCAGCAAATCGTCTAGAAAGCGAAGCAGACCTTGTAACAGACTTTATAACAAATCTCAGAACAGAACAGGATGAGCAAACAGTCATTTCCACATACGACACGTCTGGGATATTAAAAAGTAACACAAAATATTCTTTTAATGGGGCTCAGTCGCATCTTAATTCAAGGCAAGTTTATGCGGGCGATGAAATACCACCAGATTTTAGCCCTTCAGCTACAATAAGAGAAGTCTCTTTGGGTAATTTAACTGGATTTAGGATGTTCACAGGCCAGGACCTTTCAATATCCAGCGTTAGTGATGGCATGTACCAATATTCGGTATCGTTGCAAATCAGAGATGGCACAAGTGAACTTCTTCAAAACAGGCTAAACGAATACCTACTTTCGATACGAGATGTTGAAGAGTACCTCTCTAGAGCTTCTTTTTCAAAAAATTATGATCAAAGAACAAATAAGTTTACAGAGGCATTCATATCCTCTGAGTTGAATACAACATTGGGGCAAGGGTGGTTTGTTGCAATTATGAAATATATAGAAACACTCGACTTGCTAACAGACATAAGTGAAAAAGATAAATTATCTTTAACATCCGCCTTATATTCATTGGTTAATCCTGTTGTTGCAACACCGGACACCATAACAGAGTTTTTAAACATAATGAACTCTCTTGAAAGTAAACTCAAAAAAATATTATCAAAAGAATCTGCTAGACACACTAGGGAAAAGAGTTCGATTTCGACCGGGGGTAGTTACCCAATCTTTGAAATTTCCCAGGGTTTTCAGGATGTTTTTGACTCAAATATAATAAAAAATTCAGGTATTGATTATTTAGGAATACAGGGCACCTCTGGTATGGCAAGCATGACTAGGGATGGCTTCATTTCTAGATTAGATACAGAATACAACAGAGTTGACGGGATCAAATACACCGTTCCTGAAATTCAAACGAGGTTTAATTTTCTAACACCAGAAAATGTAACTAGCTTGTTTAGCGATAAAACCAAAGGATCTGATATGGCCCCTTCTTTTGTTGAACTTAATGGAGAAAGAGTTAATTTGTTACCACAAAATATAGATTCTCTTGATTATGTCTCCATAACTGCAATCTTGCAAAATATCCTATTTAACAATGCTGGCGGGTCTCGTTTTATTGGAGCTTCTAAGCAAATTCTTAACTTGTTAAACGACGTGGGCAAAGGGTCAGACGAAGATAGAGTAGTAAAGATTAAAAACTTGCAACAGCAGACCTCACAAGTATTAGGGTTAACCATAGAGAACAATGGTGGACAATCTGGTCAAGCAAGTTCCACCATTTCCTCTGATGGGTATGTTGGCGCTAGTAACAAATTTACGAGTGGAGCCCCAGTAGAAGAATCAATATCTGTTAGGGTCGAGGATGTTGAACCAGAAAATGCAACATCTCTTGTTAATAGGGTGCTGCAGATTCTAAATGTAAATTCTAATTCTACAGTTACAGAGAGAAATAGAACACAAAATGCTATCTCTTTTGATCTTAGTAAAGAAAATAATTTTATTTCAAAAAATATCATACCTTCTAACCAAAGGGATGATATAGCTGTTACTCAAGCAAGGATAAATAACTTTTTAACAAATGATTTACCACACCAGCAGAAACTGCTAACCTTAAGAAAAGCTAGGCTTTACTCTGATGCGGCAGCGGTAGCGTCTAGTGATGACGATACCGAGGTCGACGCTTTTATGTACAACTTTGGCATGCTAAGAAGAGTAGAATATCTTTCTGGGTTTAACGGAGGCTCTATAAAGTCTGAAATATGGAAAAAGCTTACGTTTCAAAATCTCTCCTCGCTTAATGGAACAATCTTCTGCAGAATCAGAAAGTACAACCAAACGAGTTTGAACATTGGGGATTATGGCCTTCTCGACAGCCTGCCAGTCTATAATGAGTATTTCTTCATAGTAGGAGAGCAGACTGTTACTCAACAGCAAAATCAATTTGAGCAACAAGCTGTATATGACAAACTTTTGCGCCTAGTATCAATGAGTGCCTATACTAGCGAAGAAATTCAATATCTAGTAACTCAAATACCACAAGCTCCAACCAGCGCATTTAAAAAAATGGCAGGCGTTGGTGTAAAAACTCCCACAAGGAACGGCGATGGAACACCAAAGACCTCAAGTAATAATACCACTACCACAGCCTCCACACCTCGCACAACAGGCGGTGCTGTGAGAACCACAGTAACCTCTGGGATGGGTGGCGTTGGCTCTGGCGGAGGTGGCTACTAATGGGCGCAATCCCACCAGGCCCAGGGTCAGATCCAGCGGATACCACAGGTGTCCCAACTCCAGAGATGCCTCCGATCGAGGACATTGTTGCAGATTTTGAGGAGGTTGTACCTGCTGGCACTCCATCTTCTCTTGGTAGGCAGTTTTCCAGTCTTCAAGGCACTGGCGGGGGATACGCAAAAAACGCAGTTGTTGTGGACACTGAGAATTGTAATTTCACAGAAGTCCCAATGGATCCAATTAGGAGAGGTTCCGTATCGTACTGGATCATGCTAGAAGAATCAGACGAGCCGAATCCAAGACTGAGGTGGGCAAGACAGGGAGGATACGAGGGCTCCGAGGAGTATGTTGAACAGAATCAAAAAATACTCAGTATAACTTACCAGGCAGCAGCAAATCAGACAACACCGTCAGAACAGCATCCTTATGGTCGCCGTATAGAAAACTTACGTCTCAACTTCAAAGACTTTTTTGAGGAAGATGGGTATGGAATGGAACCATTTCTTGAATATTTGAGATCAATGGGTTATGCAACAACTGGGAGAGAATATCTTGACCACGCGCTAGAATATCAAGAAGCTTATTCTGCCAAAGAAAATCAAATAATTTATGATGGTGCGGCACCAGCAGAGCAACTGACTGCAGATGTAAAGTTTGATTATAATTTTTATACAAAGCTATATGAGGAAAATTTAGATAGATATAGCATTCCTGAGACATTGACACCCCACATATATACCCTTTATTTAGAAAAAGAGAGGGGACTTACAGGTGGAGACAGTTCTTTCTACGGCGATGAAACAGATATTGGTTTTCAAGAGCCAAGGATAAACCAATCAGGGTATTTAAACCAGTGGGTATACAACGACTTTATCACACTTAATAGGTCGTCTGAGCTTCAACGTATTTTTATAAACTCAATAAGAGAGACGTCCGCTGGTTCCGACAAGAGGGGTGAAGTAGACAGGGGAGAATATTATGACATTTGGGCCAGCCGATATGAGTTTGCAACAGCAGGTTCAGTCGAAACATCCGCCGGGACCACTGATTTGGGCACTGGAATTGGTGTTTTATCTGAAAAATATAGGAACATATTAATACCTTTAACCACAGAGGAGAAAATCCATACAAGTTTTAACACATATAAAGAACTGTTCCCCATTTTCTCAGAGGTTCGATACTCTCAAACTCTTCCAAATCAAGTTGTACGAACGGTAACCGCAGATCCAAACAATCTAGCGATTTTAAATAACTTACTTAGGGATGTCTTTGTTGATTTTAACAACTTTACGAATCCCGCCTTAGATCAACAGTTTTCAGCCTATAGAAAGTTCTCAGAAAATCACGAGCGACTCTATAGAGATCCAGCCTCTGGCCCAATCACATTGCCAGTTGGAGGCACAGCAACGAGGAAGATCTTTAATGTAGGCGATTGGGCGTTGGGCGAAGAATTTGTAAACTTGCCGTACTCTCCAAATGAAGTTGACACAAACTACTTGTTTTTGCAAAACTTTGCCGGGGAACGACTTGAATCAACATTATCAGACCTTATGATGATTGTTAGGAACCCAGATTTTATAGATGACACCCCTGCTGGATTGTCTGGAATATGTGCGAGCACACGCGATATTTTGCTAAACTTGTGCAACAATCATCGTCGCACTTATAAAGATATAATATCTGGAGATCGTGCGTATTCTGAGGACGTGTTTTTCAAAGTAAGTAAATTCTATGTTTCCCCAGAGGGAGTTAAATCGATTCTTCCAATGCAAAGTTTTTATTTAATAAACGACGCCCATAATAGAAGAGTGGTTAACCTTATTGACACGCAGCTAAAATACGGAAGAACCTATGAGTATGAAATTTCAACGTTACGGCTGGTAGTTGGTACTAAGACACGAATACTGGAAGCTAGATATTTTAATCCAGAATCGTTTACAATACGTGACGATGGAGAGCCAGGGTTTAGAGTTGTTGGCCAGTTTGAGTCTGTTACAATGGGGGAGGTATCGTTTGTTGGAGATGCCCCAGAAGTAGAAGAATCTGTCGGAGAACCTCTAACGCCAACTGGTTTCCTTTCAGATGGAGAACAAATATACTTAGTTGATGTAGAAGTTGAATTAACACCTTCCATACAAATCATAGAGCTTCCCTACGTTTCTTCTACATCAAGCGGTTTAACTGTGATGCGAGGGACAGTTTTGGATGATCCACCAATGCCCCCTGAAGTTCAAGCATTTTCTTATAGAGGTGATAACAGCCAATTGCTTTTCCTTCTTAACACTGGTGCGGGTTCCAAAGAGTTTGAGCCAATTGTATTCAGCCCACAGGAGCAGATGTACGTCAATAGATTAAAATCTATGAACCTAGACCCCAATAAGCTTACGATATTATATGAGAATGACGACCCATCTACACAATTTGAGATTTATAGGACGGAAAAAAAGCCAAGAACATATGATGATTTTAAAGGCAATCTTTTATCTCTGGTGGACACTAGAGATGAGCTTATAGGATATAGGAATGCTTCCTCAACATCGTTTAAGAACAAAGTTGTGCCAAATACAAAATATTATTATATGTTTAGAGCAATAGATATTCATGGGCATTATTCATATCCAAGTCCTGTTTATGAAATAGAATTAATCGATAATGATGGAGCCGTGTATCCTTTAATAAATATTGTGCAGTTAGATCCAATACCAAGGAGAACGACAAAAATAAAGAAGTTAAACAGGTTCTTGAAGATAGGCCCAGCGTTTTTACAGAGTGTTTTAGATTCTACTAGTAGCGAATTACAGTCTGATTTGAACGCTCCTACAAATTCCGATCTGCCTGTTGGTGTACAAGATATTAGTGTTTGGGATAAGACATATAAGATACGCTTAACCTCTCGAAAGACTGGTAGGAAAATTGACTTAAACATCAAATGTAAAAAGGAATATGAGCCAACTAGACCTCCCGATATGCCAGCTCTATCTATAGCCGGAACATCTGTTCCCACAATAACAACCCCGTCGACCCCCTCTGAGGTTATAGAATATACGGCGGCGGATTTGCCCTCCTCGCTGACCACTCCAGCAAAGGGAGACTTGCCTCTGGCCGAGGCCCCCACTCTTGTAACCGAATTGGCAAAAGATGCGGGCGATGGTTTACCAAAAGCTGCTCCTCCTGCTGGAGGCGTGCCTAAAGCTCCTGGTCCCTCACCAGGCCTACCCACTATCGTTGCAACCGCACCAGGAGGAGGCAAGCCCCGCGCCACGACTGTGCCTACTATTTTGGAAGACTCTAGCGGTAAGGCAACTACTATTTTGGTCCCAAGCGTTGATGGTAGCAAAGCAGGGACTTCTGGTCCCACAGAGGCCATTGTTGTCCCTGCTGCAGTACCCACTGCCGCTGGAAATAAGCCCGCTTCTACTCCTGCCGCTGCAACAGCAGCTGCCCCTGGCCCAGCGCCATTTGAAGAGGCAGCCCCTGCAGCCGCTACGCCACCGCCCGCCGCCGCCGCAGCCTCTGCTCCCGCTCCTGCTCCTGCTGCAGCAGCTGCCCCTGCTCCTGCTGCAGCAGCTGCCCCTGCTCCTGCTGCAGCCCCTGCCCCTGCTCCATCTCCCCCCCCATTAGCAGAAGCATCTCCAGGCCCTGCAGCAACAACAGCGAGAAATAAGTGATAATTAATAACAGATACTATTTAAATAAAAATGGAAAAATCATTTGAAAATTACTAATTACATTATTGTTGAGGAAAAAATATGGCATTTTTAGACAATTCAGGAGACATTCTCCTTGACGCAGTTTTAACTGACCTAGGTAGACAAAGATTAGCTAGAGGCGATGGCAGCTTTAGAATAACAAAGTTTGCTCTCGGAGATGATGAAATCGACTATAGTCTTTATAACAAAGACCACGCCAGTGGAAGTGCGTACTATGATCTTGAAATTTTACAAACTCCTGTTTTAGAAGCTTTTACAAACAATGCTTCTTCCATGAAATCTAGGCTTATTACTGTTCCTCGAACAAACATATTATATTTACCGGTGATCAAGCTAGCTTTGGGTGAGCAACTACGTGAGCCTCTATACGCGGGAGTCAATTCCTATTTGATAGCTGTGAATGAGGCCACTCAAGATTCAAAAATTTCAAACTCTATTGATATGACAGTTGATGGAATTTTCTTCGGAGCGAGTGGGTTTGAGAATAACCAACCCATATCTGTAGATGCAGGATTAGACACGACGGACATCTCTTCCAACCGAGCTTTGGATTCGTCCCTGATTGAAACTGCTTACCAGATAGAGATTGACAATCGCTTTGGTAGTGTCCTGAATCCGCAAGGAGTTCCAGCTTCAGTTTCTTACGTTGATGATGACAATATAGCTTTTTACTATGTTAGTCTGAAATCCGATAAGACTTATTTTGAAAATATAACTGATCCAAAAATTAGATCATCAATTAGGGGCCCAAGGGCAAATCGTTTAGTATTTCAAATAGCGGCATCAGTGGAACTTGCCACTAGCACACACTTGTTCAATAAGTTTGGCGGCACCACAATGTCTGTCACTTCAGCAACTGGCGGTAGTGTTAGCGTCAACTATATTGATTCTACAATAAGAGTAACGGGTGTTAATACCGGCGCAACAATCGCTATTCCAGTTAGATTTATTAGATCACCATCTTAAAAAGGATAGAAAATGGCTACTACGTTTAAAACATTAGGTGCAAGAGATGTAACAAGCACAAGATCGCTTCTTCATGAGGCTATTCCGATAACTGGATCGATTGTTTCTGGAACATATGTTCAAGGATCTTCCGAGACCAATATAAAAAATTATAGTCATGGGATGTTTCAAAGCATCTTCGATTATCCATTTTTAAGTTCATCAGCAAACCACATCTTTGACATTACAATGGGTTATTCTAATAACTCTTCCCTATCTGCCTCCACGAACTCTCAACAATCTAAGAAAATAAATCTATACAACCAAATGGCCCAAGTTTTGATGGGATTTGATCACACTGGATCTGTTCATGAATTTGACGAGGACGGTGACCTAAGCGGTGGAACAAAAATTAGAGAAGCATTTTTTATAAACTTTGCTAGACTATTAACTAAAGACGAGATTAAAAAAGGCAGTTTCTCTTTGACTCTTGGCGTTAGTGGCGCGTATGATAACTTCGGAGCGTTCAATCAAAGAGTCAAGCTTGCTGACACCGATGCCAACACAGACTTCAAGGTAAACTCGCCAGCAGGAGAGTATGCGATACTTTATGCTACGAACGAGGCAGGTACTGAATTGGTAAACCAAACAGGTGGCGCCAAAGCAATCAAGGCAGGCCTCTTGTATTATCAAGCCGGGGTAGCAGTTGTTACAGCTTCAGTATTTGAAAGTAGGGGCGGCGGTGCACTACTCTCAGGCTCCGGTGGCCCAGGCGAACCACTTTTCTTTAGTGGATTAAACCAAACAGTCAATGCTTCTATGACTGGCTCTACAATTCAAAGCAATTGTGATGGCCTTAGACATAGAGTGTATAATCTCTCCTTCAACAACACCACTGAACTAAATTCAACAATTTATTTCTGTAGGGCGAACAATAATGACTTTAATTATTCATCAAATCCATCGTACCTATCAGCTAGTAAAATACGAGTAAAAGACAACGCCTCAGACCCGCCATTGTCATATGTTACAACGGTTGGACTGTATAGTCCGGACAACGAGCTTCTTGCAGTCGCTAAGGTTTCGGAACCCCTAAAGAAAGATCCTACTGACGAATTTACTTTAAGAGTGCGTTTAGATTACTAACATAAGCTATTTATTTATGTTATGCCATATTACAAATTTAAACAAAACGACATATTTCACAATCGCATAAAAGCGCACCCTAAGAAAAAATTCTTCATATATGACTCTTCAATATTCCTAGATGATCAGTCACAAGTAAGTGGCGCTTTCACTGGTAGTGTGCCCAACGTGCCAACTGGCCATGTTAGCCTTTACGAAGTAAATGTTGATAGACACGATGGTACGGATGCGCCAAAGCTGATTCACCCATTTGTTCCAAGAAGCGGAAACCTAACAGCGTTTCGCACAATTTCTACTTCAAGTTTTTATCGAACCGAAATAGGCGAAAACGTCTCTTCATCCTATCCATTGTCTGCTAGCATACACAGGCAGCTATATGGCGCAAGCACCACAAGAGACCAGACGGCAAATAAGATAAGTGCCCTTAAAAATACATTAAATTATTATATTGCAAGAAGTCCGCATTATGAATACAGTTCATCTGTTGGAAGATGGAATAAAGCCCAAGACGCTATAAATCTTATCAGTATACCCTCAATATTCTACGGTTCATCAATCAAAAAGGGCTCAATAAATCTTAAATTCTACATGACAGGAACACTCATAGGAGAACTAAAGGATGAAAATTATAGCGGTGAATTAATACAAACAGGCCCAGAGGGTAGCGTTGGGTCTGGTAGTGTTGCAGGAGTTGCATTATATAACGAAGGATTCCTCTTATTAACAGGAAGTTGGAATCTCGACTCAATGTCTGGACTAGACTATACAAATACCAATACAGCCACCAGGTCTTCTTGGTTATATTATGGCGTTGGTGCAAATGATGGAATTCCAGCAGAAACGCATACAGCTAACTCAAGGTTGTCTGCCAGTTATAGCTTGGAGTTTTCAGGCACAAATTATGTTCCAGTTGTGACAATGCTGGCCCACGCCCCACGGAACGAGCTGAATTATTCCAGCAACCCGTCATATATAGATCAAACAAGTGATAGCGCGTTTGTTTTTTACAGCAGTTCTGCTGGGTATGTAGAAAATGATAAACAAACAATTAAAAATACTGTAAAATCTCCATATGTAAGTCCAACAGGTAGCTATAAGCCGCAAACGTTTATTTCAAAAATTGGAATCTTTGACAAAGATAAAAATCTAATTGCAATTGCAAAGGTGGCGAATCCTGTTAAAAAAACAGAAGATAGGGAGCTTACATTTAAATTAAAACTGGATTTTTAATGATTTTAGGATTAGATGTAAGCACCAGCATAACCGGGGCGACAGTTGTTAATAAAGACGGAGATGTAGTTTGTAATGTAGCCTGGGATACTAGGAATAAAAAGTATTTCCCAACACTCATCTCAAAAGCCGCTTGGATTGAAGAGCGGCTGATTGATATTCAAAAAAAATATAAAATTAAAGAAATCTATATAGAGCAATCTCTGCAATCTTTTAGATCTGGGTTTTCATCGGCCCAGACTTTATCAACCCTATCTCGTTATAACGGCATAATATCTTGGATATGTTATCAAGTGTTTTTGTTAGAGCCAATGTATGTGGCTGCCACTACTGCTAGAAAATCTTGTGGGATCAAGGTTCCAAAGGGCTCAAAGGCAAAGCAAGTTGTGCTTGAATACCTGCTTGACAATGAACCAGAGTTCAGCATAGAATATACTCGACAAGGCAATCCAAAGCCGGATTCCTACGATCGAGCAGACAGTATTGTCATTGCTAAGGCTGGTTATAACTTATGGAAGAACAAAAACTCTCCATCTTAAAAGCAGTTCTCGGAAGGTTTCGAAGGACCGGTTCCGAATATCTTTTTGCCTGCCCATTTTGTAAACATCACAAGCCAAAATTCTCTGTTAATCTTAATCGAGGAGCAAAGTGTTGGGTATGTGACTGGAAAAGCCCTGATGTTCGCCGTGTAATACGACGTGTGGGCTCTTTCGATCAACTGCAGGAGTGGGATGCGATTACTGGCCGCGTCTCTCTGAGCGCGTTTGACGAGCTTTTTGGAGACTATGAAGATGTGGTGGTCGAAGAGACCATAAAATTGCCAGACTCTTTCATATCCTTGGCCAATAGAAATATTTCCTTGTCCTCTTTGGCTGCTAGACAATACTTAAAAAGTAGAGGCCTAACAGAAAAGGACCTTGTAAATTGGAAGATTGGATTTTGTACTAGCGGTGAGTATGCAAACCGTGTTATAATCCCGTCGTTCAACATGAATGGAGAGGTAAACTATTTCATTGCTCGTGCGTATAACGATGATTGGATGCGATATAAGAATCCACCAGTCAGTAGAGACATTGTTTTTAATGAGTTGTTTCTTGATTGGGACAGCGACCTAACAATAGTTGAAGGAGCCTTTGATGCCATTGTTGCTGGGCCCAATGCCGTTCCTATTCTGGGGTCAACCTTGAATGAGCGGTCTAAATTGTTCCAAGCGATTGTCAAACATGACACACCAATATACATTGCTCTTGACCCTGACGCAGAAAAGAAGTCAAACAAACTTATTTCAGCACTGATGAAGTACGATGTTGAGCTTTATAAGGTTGACATCTCTGGATATGATGATGTAGGGTCAATGACCAAGCGAGAGTATCAAAAGAGAAAAGAACAGGCACTCTTCATGTCTTCGGACAATTATCTTTACTATCGCGCTCTAAGCGCGGTTTAGGAGCCTTATGACATTCAAAATCGCACACTGTGCGGACGTGCATATTAAAAATCTCAAGTATCACTATGAGTATAGGCATGTTTTTGCACAAATGTATGATATTTTACGTGATGAGAACGTAGATTGTATCTATATTGGGGGCGATATTGCCCACACAAAGACCCAAATTTCACCTGAATTTGTTGAAATTTGCTCGGACTTTTTTACAAATCTGGCCAATATTGCCCCAACTTACGTAATTCTTGGCAATCACGACGGCAATTTGCGCAACTCAACCAGGCAAGATGCAATTACTCCCATTGTAAAGGCACTTAAAAACCCAAATCTACATCTTCTTCGTGGATCTGGAGAACACCAGGTAAGCGACGACATCACTTTTAATGTCTTGTCCATCTTCGACGAGGACGGCTGGGTTAAACCTAGCGACCCCAACAAGATTAACATTGCTCTTTACCATGGTGCGATTGCTGGTGTCGAAACAGATACCGGCTTTGTCTTAACTCATGGAGATCATGATTGCTCAATCTTTGAGGATCACGACTTTGCTATGCTTGGAGACATACATAAAACAAATCAAATCGTAGATACTGAGGGACGTGTAAGATACTGCGGTTCAATCGTACAACAAAATCATGGCGAGACTAATGATAAAGGATTCTTGACTTGGGAAATTGATAGTAAAGATGATTTTACTGTCAAGCACCATAAACTTATTAATCCCAAGCCCTTTGTGACGCTCATCCTAACTCCAAAGGGCAGGCTTCCAAATAAAGCCAAAGTTCCGCCCAATGCTCGCTTGAGGCTTATTGGCAATAATAATATTCCTATCGACAAGCTTCGCAAAGCCATCGATAGTGCAAAGCACAAGTATTCTCCTGAAAGTGTGACTTTCCTTAATAAGTCTCTTGACTCACGAGGTAATGTTGAAAAACTTACGAGTGGTCTCAATAAAGAAAACTTAAGAGACATGGCAGTTCAGGAGAAGCTAATCACAGAGTATCTAAAAGATTTTGAGATTAACCAAAAAACTCTTGATCAAATATTTGCCTTAAACCGCAAATACAATTCTATGATTAATACTGAAAATGATGTTTCGCGCAATGTTAATTGGAAGCTAAACTCTTTGGAGTGGGACAACCTTTTTAATTATGGTGAAGGTAACAAGATTGACTTTGATAAGCTAAATGGCATCGTAGGCATTTTTGGAAAGAACTACTCTGGTAAGAGCAGTATTATTGATAGCCTTCTCTATGGCATGTTCAATTCTACCTCAAAGAACGAACGAAAAAATCTAAATGTTATTAATCAAAATAGAGATGATGGCAATGCTGTGCTCGTGGCCACCATTGGTGATGACAAGTACAAGATAACTAGAGACTCGGAGAAGTACACCAAAAAAGTCAAGGGTAACGAGGTTACCGAGGCCAAAACCAATGTAAACTTTGCCAAGATTGATGGCGATGATGAACAGAGTCTAAATGGCATGACACGAGCAGAAACGGATCATAATATCAAAAAGACTTTTGGAACAATGGAAGATTTTCTCTTAACATCGATGGCTGCTCAATTTGGGGCCCTGTCTTTTATTGGCGAAGGATCAACAAAAAGAAAAGAGATTCTTGCCAAGTTTTTGGACCTAGTTGTGTTCGAAGACAAGTTTAAACTTGCCAAGAAAGATTCGTCAGAACTTAAGGCTGCCTTGAAGCGTTTAGAGGGCAACGATTATACAGAGAGGATCACGGAAGTATCATCTAAATTTCAAGAGAACAAAGACCTTTTAGATTCTTGCTCTGAAGAGTCAGAGAGTCTTAAAAGACAATTGGCATCTAAAAATGCTGAGCTATCTGAGTTAAAGTCGCGCATCGCTGCAGCACCAGATTCAGCATCCAAGTTAGTCATGGCACGAGAACGTCTTGGATACTGTGATAAAGAAATAGATTCTCTAAAGAAGAAAGAGCAGCAACTGTCGGAAAAGGTCACTACTAAAAATGATGCTCGAACAAAGATTGCAGAATTTTTAAGCAGCCTTAATATTATGGATTTGAAGGAGCAGCAAGAGTTTCTTGAGGTCAAGACTGACGAACTCCAAGGGCTCTTATCCCAAATTAAGAAAAGCGAAGGCTTAATTAAAAATGATGAAAAGAAGCTAAAGCTTCTTTCTGAAGTTCCATGCGGAAATGAGTTTCCTAAGTGTAAATTTATCAAGGACGCCCATAAAGCAAAGGGCACGCTTGAAGATAATAAAGGCAGCCTTGCAGATCTAAATAAAAAACATGATTCAGTTTCTGCTGAAATAGGTGTCTCTGACATTGAAAATGTTCGTGGTCTTATACGAAAGCACGAACAACTTTCTCTAAAAAACACACAGCTAAAAAAAGACCTAGAGTACATCTCATTAGAGATGCAGACAGTTATTTCCCGCAGAAACGAATTGCTTGTAAATCGAGAGGGCCTGTTTAAGGAAGTAGAATCTTTCGAGAAAGACAAAGAGGGTTTAAAAAAGGCCAAAGATTATAATGCGGAAAGATCATCTCTAGATTCTGATATCAAAAGATTGAACAAGAAGCTAGAAAGTTGTGAAGTTCGTTTGAGAGAGTTTTATCTCCAGCATGGATCATATGAGCAGAAGCTAATTAATCTTCGTGAGCAAAAGCAAGAGCTAGAAGATTTAAGAACGGAATATTCTGCGTATGATCTTTATATGAAGTGTATGCATAGTAATGGAATTGCCTATGATATTATTAAGAAGAAGCTTCCTGCTATTAACGAGGAGATTTCAAAAGTTCTAACAAATGTGGTAGACTTTGAAGTGTA